CTGAGGAGGTGATCAAAGTTTAGGACTGGATGACCTTATACTAAGCTAAAGAGCATGATATTATATCATGACACGGAAAAATATCGAGGGGTCTCCAGTCCGCCCTTAACTAAAATTATGCAAAAAACACCATACGAAATATCAAAATCATACTACTACGATAATGCAGTCCCAAAGGATAGGGAAGTGCCCGTATACTATGGTAGTATATTTTCTAGAAAAGGCAACACTAGATTCTTTAAGAAAGATACTTGGGAAAAACTAGAGAACGAAGGGAGAGATAACTTTGGAGTTATCGGATTACAACCCTTCTGTATCTGGGCAGATGCACACACAATAAGCGCTCACGATGAAGTAATTACGATCACTCGAGACGCAACTAATAGTGTACGAAAATTCCAATATGGATTAGATAAGTTTAATACTATCTGCGTTAAAAATTTAGAAGAAGCAAGAAAATTAGAAAACAACAGCGCTGACTTTGGAGGCTTGTACTGTGTAGATTTCAGTACTAAAAACCTTTATAGATATACTGTAAAAATCGGAAACAAAACTAGACTCGAGAGGATCTTGAATACTTATGTAACTGGACTACCTTGGTTTTATAGCCATAGTGGTATGGTAAATAAGAACGGCATTTGGCGAGGTGACTTAAACACGTTAAATGACAATCCAAGTGGCCAAGGCTACTAGGACGCGTATACATCGCAAGGAGTACTTTTTAGTACGATAGGAGATAAGTATGTTAGGATTCTTTGAATGGTTAACAGCTTGGATAGCAGTATTACCGACAGTGGTAATGATCTGTTCTCTAATAGCAGCTTTGACTCCAACCCCTATAGACGACGGTTGGATGAAGAAAGTCTACAAGCTAGTAGACTGGTTTGCCTTAAATGTTGGTAAAGCTAAAGACAAATAACATTTCGGGGGTATAGTGGGCTGAAACGCCCACTATGCATTGAGGAGATTCAATGGCAAGAAAAAGAAAGAAGGCCGCCAAAAAGCGACCAGTACCTACAAACCCTACTCTTTACGCTAGAGTAAAAGCACAAGCAAAGAGAAAGTTTAAGGTATACCCATCAGCATATGCTAATGGATGGCTAGTAAAAACTTACAAAGCCAAAGGCGGAAGGTATCGTATGGGTACTGGACGTAAGAGGAAGTAATGGCAAAACCTAAAAGTGGATTAACTAAATGGTTTAAAGAAGGATGGGTAGACATCTCTCGTAAGAGAAAAGGTGGTGGACATCCTCCGTGTGGAAGAAAATCTGCACGAGGCAAGGGAGGCTATCCCAAGTGTGTACCAGCTAGTAAAGCCCGTAGAATGACTTCGGCGCAGAAACGATCTGCAGTAACACGCAAGAGGAGAGCAGGTAATCCTGGTGGCAAACCAAGAAACGTATCTACTTTTGTAAAAAGAAAAAGAAGAACAACTAAAAGAAGGAGAAAGTAAGATGAACAATCGTGCACTTGACCAGAAGTTTGAAATGACACAAAGGTTAGCACAGATTGAGATATCAGTAGCGGCTCTTATAATAAGAAGACGCAGAACACTTACTACTCTCATAAAACTGAAAAACTACGCTACTATGAAGGAGTGTGATTTTCGAGATAAGCAATTGAAAAAGCTTATAGGAGACAAAAATGGCTAGAACAGGATCATTTTTAAGCGGACCTACTGGAGTACATTCTACTCAAAAGATTCGTAAACACAAATTAAAGAGAGGTGTCACTAGAGACATGAACTCAGCTGCAGGTGCTGTTGTAAACAGTAGAAAAGCTGGTAGTATGGAAGCTCTCAGATATGCCGCAGGAAGCAAAGCAGTTGGACCAAGATTTGGTAAGACTACTAGCCCTAAGCGAGCAAAATTTAGTAAGAAAGGAGCAGGCAAGATACTTCGTAAAAGGAGATAATCATGCCACGTAAGCGCGACCCTAGACTAAAAAGAGCAGGTGTAAGTGGATTCAATAAGCCCAAAAGAACACCTGGACACCGTACTAAGTCACACATTGTAGTGGCAAAGTCAGGTGGCAAAATTAAAACTATACGTTTTGGACAGAAAGGAGCTAAGACAGCAGGGAAACCTAAAGCTGGAGAGTCTCGTAGAATGAAGATGAAACGTAAAAGTTTTAAAGCTAGACATAGAAAGAATATTGCCAGAGGCAAGATGTCAGCAGCTTATTGGGCAAATAAAGTTAAATGGTAAAAAAGGAGATAATATGGGGTTACCCACTACAGACGGAAGAAAGTTATGGTTAGACGAAAGTCAACTACACGCTAATAATTTCTTAACTACAATGTTAGATGTTGAAAAGAAACGAACTCTATCAAAAGCAGAGAGAAATTTAAAACAGATGTCAGCCTCCTTTTTATACCTTTACGAAAAAGCCGTAGAGATAGGTCTTCTAGATGAAGAAGACGATTTAGTAACTTTCTTTAACGAGACTATACATTGATAGATATTAGTAGAAAAGATATACTCAGCACTGAGCTGATGACATTTGATGAGAATAAATTCATAAAACTGCCTATAGGTAGTTACATGGAGTTACTCGGAATCAATCCAAATAGTTCTCAAACAGCATTAATCAATGCTATCAACAACCCCAAGTACCGTTTTGTTTGTGCTGCGATTTCTCGTAGACAAGGTAAAACTTATATTGCAAACATAATAGGTCAATTAATCACTTTAGTACCTGGTTCTAATGTACTATTAATGTCCCCCAACTATTCATTGTCTCAAATTTCTTTTGAACTACAAAGACAACTGATTAAGCACTTCGATTTAGAAGTTACTCGAGATAATGCAAAAGATAAAGTTATTGAGCTTTCAAACGGCTCTACAATACGTATGGGTTCTGT